ATTGATATAGGTACAACCTTATCAGTAAACATTTTCTTAGCATCGGCTCCAGTTTTAGATAGTATTCCAAATCTTGCATCACTTGATATTGTTGCTTGATTAACTGTTTCAGCAGATGACATAAAAGAAAACCCAGAACGTCTATTTTTAAGATAACACATCCCATAACATCTTTTATCTGCTTTGCAAGCTTCCCAAAATATATAGAATAATCTATTAGCTTCTCTAAAATCTGGAGCACCCACGTCAATTTTGCTCCATTGTAGATACATATAGTGCGTACCTGTTATATACGTTGGTTTTCCGTTATTGTTAAACCAAAAACCCTCTTCTCTACGTTTAAACTCCTCATCTATATAATCAAACCACTGTGATTTTTTTTCTTCAGGGTATGCTCTCCAATCAAATATATTTTTAAGTCTATTTAATTCTTTTGGATATTCAAACTGTTTCCACTTTTTCTCTTTATTACTATAAACTTCTTTTGAAACTTTTGGCAGTGCAATTTGAAAATTTTGTATCTCATATATCTCGCCTATCTGTCCATTTTTAGATATAACAACAATATCGTGTTCTTTGTTATAACCATACTTCCACTTCTTGCCCTTATTAAGACGACTTATAGTAGTTTTTTTTATAGGTTCTACTATTTTAAATAAATTTTGTTCGTACATTACTTAGATCTTCCTTCTGCGAATCCTCTAAAAACTTTTTCCTTTTTTTCTTTGGGTTCTTTGCCTTCTAATAAGTTTTCTTCTTCTTGAATTCTGTTAAGTATTTCAAATGCGTCAAATATAGCTAGTTTTTTAGTAGCTGCTGCATTTTTTAATCTATCAGCTGATATATCATCGTCTGAATCTACAATAGCTTCTTTAGCAACTTTAATCAGTTCTTCAACTGCTCTGTGCCCAGCTTGGATTATATTCTTCTTCGTCTCCTTGATATTCATATTTAATTGTAATAAAATTTGATTTAACCCTATAAAGTCTTTCGCCATCTACTACAAACTCAAATTTAGAGTCAGGGTGAAAACCTACTATTTGATTTTTTTCTACTGTTCCGTCTGTGTACTTAACAATACCTTTAAAATTTTCCTCTTTTTCAGTATTAAATTTGTCAGTATTTACTATAGGTTTGACAAAACAAAACCCTTCCAAACAATTCCACTCGTTATTTCTTTTGTAAAGATATATTTGGTCAAGTTGAGCGAAGTATTGATTTTCTTTATACCAAGCTCTACTATTCTTCTCTGCACCTCTTATGTCGTGAAAACGTCTAAATATATTGTGATGTACTAAAAGCGTGTCACCAACTTTAATTGGTGTTTTTAAAGCTAAAGGCGTTGCTATAACAATTGCCTCACGGTTTACATATTGATGATTAAATATTTCCGTGTTTATTATCAACTCTTTATTCCCTACTTTTTTGACATTATTATATCTACTGTCTTCTAATGGTGATATTAAAAAGTCATATACAGTGTTCATTAATACTCTAGATTGTATTCTACAGATACAGCCATATTTTTATTAAAATCTTTCCAAGGTAAAACTTCTTTACCTTTTTTAATATAAATACTAAACTTAGTCTTTTCTTCTAATATATCACAGATAGTATGACCACCATACACTTCCTGTCCTACAGCATAGTGCATGGCGTCATTCTTATAATCTTTACCGATACTAATCTTTCTTATTAACTTGCTCATCTTCTGGGTACGTAATAGCACCATCTTGAATGTTAATATTTACCTCTCCGTACTCTTTTCTTAAAGCTATATTTTCTTCTTGCAAAGACTCTTGAAGCCTAGAAAAATCATGATTAAGAGTGTGTTTTCTTGTTTCAAGCCTTCCAATTTCAACTTGAATTGCGTTTAATTGCTGTACTAAACCCTGAAGTCCTTGTAGTTGTTCTTTACTTATATTTTTTGGTCTAAGGTCTTTAACCTTAGGTGTTTTTCTTTTTGCCATTTTTATTTAATTTAAGTTAATTTGTTATTTATATTATTACACACTTTATTTTTGTTTTAAAGTGCTATTGTCCTAGTCGTCTATTGTAGGAATATATCCTCCTTCTTCTAATTCTTCTACTTCTACACCAGTACCATCTCCAACCCAACTGCTGTGGTTTGTAAATGTGTAATTAGAACACGTGTTTATAGTTTGAAAAGCTCTAACACGATCACTCACTAAATCTGTTGTAGCTACTAGTCTTTCTGTACCATCTATACTTTTGCGCATAAAATGTACATTGTTTTTTTCTATTGTTTCAAATACTTCGTTAGTTAATATGTAATAATTCATTATACGCTTGCTATGTTAGAATCTCCACTAATAGAGAAAGTTGCTACCGAACTACCCTCACCGTCAGCACCAGAACCGTCTGATTCAAATTTCCAGTAACCTTGTAAGTACTCTTCCGCCTCGCTATGTGTTGCCACGTCCATTCTAGCGCCACTATTATAAAGCTCTGTTATTTCGCTTTGATCTAAAGCTTTGTTCCATATAGTCAAATCATTGTACACGGTTTCTGCACTATTACCAGTCTTTAAATGATCTGTACTCCCGTATTTACCATTAGAACCAACACTCCACTGCCTATCGTCAGTAGCACTCATTGCTGGGTTACCACTAGTCCCAGAGCTAGTTGTTATTGGTGCTGCGCCTAAAGATGTGGCATTCCAATACATTCTCATACCAGAAGTACCGTTAGTAGTTGATTTAGTCATAGTAATCATTGTAAAGTTATCATTACCAGTATTACCTCTGTTAGAAGCACTCCAATATGAAGAGCCTAAACCAGCTGCAGCGTAAGCAGCGGCGTAATTACCAGAGTTAGAATGAAACAACCACTGACATTGGTGATACCAAGAATTGCTTGATGTTGTTTTATTACCGTATCTACAAGAGAGCCTGTTATTACTTTCGTCATAATATAT